GAATGTAATAAGCGTTCATGGCTGAACTCCTGAAAATGGCTGTGAAAATATCGCCCGCGAAATGCCAGGCTGATTAGGAAAACAGGAAAGGGGATTAGTGATTCAGGCCGTTACCGCGTCCGTCGAGAAAAACTTCCACGAGCAAATCACGGGTATAAGTGCGCTCGATGCCGCGATGCAGATATAGCCGTCCGCGTAAATTAGCTGATGCAGTCCAGGTACCATCTTTGTGTTTGACCAGCATTCCTGGCATGACCGCGCCGCGATTAACGGTCTGCGTTCCGTAATGTTGATGAACCATAAAAACTCCTGCCCGTAAGCTGGGCTGCTGAACATATAGAGACTTCTGCGCGTATTCAGGCGGTGGATGGCCGCCGGTTGCCATAACTAAGCCGCCTCGTTGAAGCGACTAAGGTATGAAATGTTGAGTTGATTTCAGCTGGTCACACCGACGTTCACGCGTCCGTTTCATCCCTCGCACTCCCCGAAGCCTGCTGAAATTCAAGCTGCGGATCTAAGCGGTCATCGCAACGGTGAATCAGGTGGTTGCCGTATCGTTGTGTTGTTGCGATATGGTGATAATAGCTATTGCTATTGGTGATATCAATACTTATTGCTATTAGTTGATGTGTTTTGATATTAAATGTTTGATAGCAAAAAGAATTAATTTTGTGACTTGCATCGCATAGCGATAACTGAAGTGAGGTCGTGGTGGTTTTTTGAACGGTGTGTGATGAGGGGAGGGCAAAAGAAAACCCGGCACGGTGGCCGGGTTATTGTTCTTGATTGATCTTATCGAAGATATCATGACTTAATTTTTGCACATTTAGGAAATTTACTATGAAGAAGACAATTGCGTAAATTATTAATGTGAAAAAAAGTATTGAAGGAGAGAATTTTAGTATCAGGGATTTAAATTCAAAGCTGAACTCATACTCTTTTAAATATTCACTAAGCACAAGGCATAAAGTAGAAAGAGTGAAAAAGCGCAAAAAAGAATTTCGTATAGATACCAATTCTTTTCTGATAACTTTAACATAATTAATGTTTTTAATGCCAGACATGTTAAAAGTTACAATCAACCCTAACCCGATAGAAAACATTATGCCACAGACAGAATACAATGTAGAAATCAAAAACTGATCAGGCCTCCAAGCTAAAAATGATGGAAGCCCGATAGTAATTATCAGAACAATTAGCAAGCTAGCTATTTGTCGCTTCATTTTCTATCTCTTTTAAATATCTGCTCATTTCTTGAAATACCTCTTGTTCTACAAGCTTGCCTGAATCAGTAACCTCAATTGTTACATTTTTAATCTTAAGAAGATCTTTGCCTTTTATTTCTGAGCGACCATCACTTCGTTTGAATACAATGTTATCAAGATCACTAACAGGTTTTAATGTTGCACCTAATAGTTTAGCATAACTATCTTCATCCATGCTCCTTGGTTTACTAAACTTTATCAACAGTTCAGCTGATACTATTTGATTGTCAATTATTTCTTTTAGATTTGGGAAATTTGGTACAGCTGATTTCAATGCATTTAAAACAGCGTGTGAAAGTTTTATTTTTGTATTTTTTTCTTCAATTTCTGATGGTGGCGATTTCATATCGGATGACTGAACCAATACTTCTTTTGGAAGAGGAGATGGATCTCTCACAGAAATTGATTTTATATCCTTAAGCTGAACTTTATTACCTTTAACAATCATCGGTGTGAATTCAATCATTTCATTCCCAACCAGCCAGCGTATATAAGTTTGTAGAGATGATATAGTCCTATTCATCTGCAGATTGGTAACTAAATAATTATCACTTATACAGAAGTAGAAATGGTTTTTGCATACGACCTCTGTATCAATGTCAGCATTATGGAGATCACTAATTGTAAATGATTTTTTGTTAAAAAGTTGATCGGGAATCTTTTCAACTCCCTCGCTTGGGGCAATTCTAACCATTGTACAAAAAACAGAATTACTGTTGTCTGATGTCTGATAGAACGATATCAAATCTTGTTCTTGCCTAAGATCGTCAGAGTTTAAAACCATGCAACGTTCTTTTACGGTAGATGAGTCAACTAGCTTTTGTAATAAAAGCTTTTTCGCGGGGCTAGATTTTTCTGTTAGATTATTGTTTTCTATCTTAAAAGCTCTTAATTTCACTTGTTTAGGTTTATTATATTTTTTATTTACAGAGCTGCTATTTTCACTATTCATAGAATCAACCATTGATTATGTGTAGTTTTATAATGTAGTAAGCATCAAGTATTTTTATAATTTGAGTTTGGTTTATCACACAAACATTTAAACCAACTTGCTAAGTCATCCATGTTTTCTGTATGTCTGCGGCATGCTCCCAATAACTTTCCCGAAGATAAACACCCGGTTCATCTCGTCTTTCTCGATCGGGTCCCACGGTGAGTAGCTCTTGTTATCAGAGATAACCAGCAGCTTATCCTTCATCATTTGCAGGCGCTTTACATGGGCTGTGTCGTCATACAGAAACGCATAGATACCATCACCGTCGAAAGATTTAACCGTGATATCAACGAACAGAAGATCACCTGGTTCGATCGTTCCTGACATGCTGTCACCACGCACGTTAATGATGCGGATATTTTCCGCCTTCCTGCCATCGAACATGTGACGAGCATCGTCAAACGAGTACTCAACCGAGCGTAGAACTTCTACAAACTCACGGTTGATTACACCCGGCCCGGCACTGACTTCTATATCAAGAACGTCAATCTTGAAGTATTTTGAATGGCTGACAGCAGGCTTCCCTGATTGTTGACCGTCATTTCTCATCGGGCCTATGCCTGATGAGAGCCATTCTGTTCGAACACCCAATGCATTAGCTATTTCAACAATTTTTGTTGAGCCGCGCGCGTTGCCGCTTGTCAGTCTCCAGATTGTGGGTTGAGCTACGCCAGACGCCTTTGCAAGAGCGCCTTGAGACATTCCAGATTGTTCCATCGCTAGGTTTAAGCGATCAGCAAGAGTTTCTTTTTTCATAAGTTTTAATTTATACGCTTGCGTATTGATGGTCAAAACACGTTTTGCTATTGCTTGGATTAATACGTATTGCTATTATTCATTCATTGCAATACCAATAGGAATTGATAATGACAAATCAAACCATCCAACTCGCAATCAGTATTACAGGTAGTCAAAAACGACTGGCAGATCTATGCGGTGTAGCCCAACCCACAGTTTGGCGTTGGCTACACGGTGGCGGAATTGATGCCCGCTATGTAATGAAAATTGTCTCAGCCACTGGTGGAAAGATTAAACCAGCAGATATTCGTCCCGACCTCGCACCATTGTTTAACGCGAGTAATTCTGCCGCCTAAACTGCGGCGTTAACTGATAAGGCAATGACTATGCAACCACTTACATACCAACAGACTAGCGGATTTAGCCCGACTGCGGTGATAAATCGTTCTCAAACAAAACAGGCGCCAGGCCACGAAAAAATCCGTGATGCCGTTCGCGCCTGGTCGGCTGCAGATAATCAGGATGTTGTTGCCGCACTCATTGTGAATGAGTATCGGGAGCAGGGCGGCGGCACCATCGATTTCCCTGATGATGTCAGCCGTGCACGCCAGAAGCTGTTCCGCTTCCTCGATAACAAATTCGATTCTGAAAAATACCGAAATAACGTGCGTGAACTGACCCCGGCAATTCTGGCGGTACTACCGCTGGAATATCGCGGCCACCTGGTTGAGCAGGATAGCTACATGGCTCGGCTGGCTGAAATGGAAAAGGAACTCAGTGAGGCAAAACAGGCTGTCATTCTCAACGCACCACGCCACCAGAAACTGAAGGAGATGAGTGAAGGCATTGTGTCGATGTTTCGTGTGGACCCGGATTTGGCTGGTCCACTGATGGCGATGGTCACCACCATGCTGGGGGCAATATGACAGGTTCGGAAATGGCGAAAGCCGGTCTGCGCGAACAGAACCGACTTTCAGGTGCAAATCGTAACACACTCATTGCGGGAGGAATTATGGCAAACACTGCTGAGATATTCAATTTTCCAGTGCCGGATGTGGCACAAAAGGAGCCGCGTGTGGCAGATCTCGATGATGGTTATACGCGCATTGCAAATGAGTTGCTGGAAGCTGTGATGCTGGCCGGATTAACACAGCACCAGCTTCTGGTCTTCCTGGCTGTCATGCGCAAAACATATGGCTTTAATAAAAAACTGGATTGGGTGAGCAACGAGCAACTTTCCGAGTTGACCGGGATATTGCCGCACAAGTGTTCTGCTGCAAAAAGTGTTCTGGTAAAGCGTGGGATTTTTATTCAGAGCGGGCGGAATATCGGCATTAATAATGTGGTCAGTGAATGGTCAACATTACCCGAATCAGGTAAGAAAAATAAAGTTTACCTGAAAGAGGTAAATTTACCTGAATCAGGTAAGAAAAGTTTACCCAAATCAGGTAAAGGCACTTACCCGAATCAGGTAAACACAAAAGACAAACTAACAAAAGACAATATAAAACCTTTTTCGTCCGAGAATTCTGGCGAATCCTCTGACCAACCAGAAAACGATCTTCCTGTGGAGAAACCAGATGCTGCAATTCAGAGCGGCAGCAGGTGGGGGACAGCAGAAGACCTGACCGCCGCAGAGTGGATGTTTGACATGGTGAAGACCATCGCGCCATCAGCCAGAAAACCGAATTTTGCAGGGTGGGCTAACGATATCCGCCTGATGCGTGAACGTGACGGACGTAACCACCGCGACATGTGCGTGCTGTTCCGCTGGGCATGCCAGGACAACTTCTGGTCCGGTAACGTGCTGAGTCCGGCCAAACTCCGCGACAAGTGGACCCAGCTCGAAATCAACCGAAACAAGCAACAGGCTGGCGTGACAGCCGGCAAACCAAAACTCGACCTGACGAACACTGACTGGATTTACGGGGTGGATTTATGAAAAACATCGCCGCACAGATGGTTAACTTTGACCGTGAGCAGATGCGCCGGATCGCCAACAATATGCCGGAACAGTACGACGAAAAGCCGCAGGTACAGCAGGTAGCGCAGATCATCAACGGTGTGTTCAGCCAGTTACTGGCAACTTTCCCTGCGAGCCTGGCTAACCGGGATCAGAACGAACTGAACGAAATCCGCCGCCAGTGGGTTCTGGCTTTCCGGGAAAACGGGATCACCACAATGGAACAGGTTAACGCAGGAATGCGCGTAGCCCGTCGGCAGAATCGACCATTTCTGCCATCACCCGGGCAGTTTGTTGCATGGTGCCGGGAAGAAGCATCCGTTATCGCCGGACTGCCAAACGTCAGCGAGCTGGTTGATATGGTTTACGAGTATTGCCGGAAGCGAGGCCTGTATCCGGATGCAGAGTCTTATCCGTGGAAATCGAACGCGCACTACTGGCTGGTTACCAACCTGTACCAGAACATGCGGGCCAATGCGCTGACTGACGCGGAATTACGACGCAAGGCTGCCGATGAACTGACCTGTATGACAGCGCGAATTAACCGTGGTGAGACGATACCTGAACCAGTAAAACAACTTCCTGTCATGGGCGGCAGACCTCTAAATCGTGTTCAGGCGCTGGCGAAGATCGCAGAAATTAAAGCTAAGTTAGGACTGAAAGGAGCAAGTGTATGACGGGCAAAGAGGCAATTATTCATTACCTGGGGACGCATAATAGCTTCTGTGCGCCGGACGTTGCCGCGCTAACAGGCGCAACAGTAACCAGCATAAATCAGGCCGCGGCTAAAATGGCACGGGCAGGTCTTCTGGTTATCGAAGGTAAGGTCTGGCGAACGGTGTATTACCGGTTTGCTACCAAGGAAGAACGGGAAGGAAAGATGAGCACGAACCTGATTTTTAAGGAGTGTCGCCAGAGTGCCACGATGAAACGGATATTGGCGGTATATGGAGTTAAAAGATGACCATCTACATCACTGAGCTAATAACAGGCCTGCAGGTAATCGCAGGCCTTTTTATTTGGGGGAGAGGGAAGTCATGAAAAAACTAACCTTTGAAATTCGATCTCCGGCACATCAGCAAAACGCTATTCACGCAGTACAGCAAATCCTTCCAGACCCAACCAAACCAATCGTAGTAACCATTCAGGAACGCAAC